TCTAGGTCAAAATGTAGGAACTTGGTATGAAGCAACTTTTGCTAATGCTGCAAATACGGCAGGATTATCTCCAGATAGTGCAACTCGAGATCCAACACTAACAAACATAACTTTTAGTGGTGATAGGTTCTCCGGTTTTGAACAAGATGCAACCTATGAAATATCCATACAACCAGAAGTGTACGAACGAAATAGCACAGCAGGGCAAAGGTACCACGGTTGGGAAGCAAGCACAGGCGCATTTAGTTCTGCAGGATGGTTAAGTCCAGGCACTGGATCATTTAACATTAATGGTATCACTATATCAGATAGTATAATTGTAACATTTGAAGATGCTACCCCTGCAAATAATTGGATTAGATATATTCTAGACCAGGATCAAAATAGTGATTACTGGATCGGACAAGCCATATTAACTATAAAGAAAATAGGGTAGAGGAGACTTAAATGGCAGTTAATTTTCCAGATAACCCTAATAATGGTGATACTTTTACTTCAAATGGAGTAACTTATGTATATAATTCTTCTATTCCGGCATGGACAGTAGATACAGACTCTGTTGCAGGAGTCAGTGGTTCAGGATATGGAAGTCAATTTATAGTAGTAATTCCTCAAGATTCTATAACTACAGGAACTCCTGCATCTGATACTTATATAACTTTTGATAGAGGATTTAGTAGATCAGTTACACATAGAGTGTTGACTGCCGAATTCGGAGACGGTTATGATCAAACAGTAGGAGATGGAGTAAATACAAAAAATGATTCATTTTCAGCAAGTTTTAAGAATAGGAGTGCAGCAGAAGTAAATCTTTTAGCAGATTTTTTTGATTTACGAAGTAGTAAGGAATTTGAAATTAGAGTTCCAAACTCGAATGGTATCGAATCTATATATGCCAGATGCAAAAATTATACTATTAGCTATGATTATGACCTGTATCATAGTTTAACTGCACAATTACAACGAATTTATACTCCGAGAACTTAAACTATGGCTACTTTTGATTATTACTTTGGACTCGATGATGTCCTTCCAGGAACAGGTAGTGGATATACTGTTCCTATTGCTGATGCTTCCGGTAATTATACAATAATTATAAAAACAGGAGACACTGTAAATGTTCGTACAGTATATGAAGGTTCAAATACTACAGACGCAAGAGAAATAAGGTATATTGCAGACCCTAATAGTAGTAGTACTATTAATGATCCGGATCCTTACGGAAGCCCGGGACTAGATACTACTTGGACTCTTGTTGCAGCAGACAATACAGATCATTATGCTAGATGGTATTGGTTTACTGCAGCTAATATTGGAATTACAAGTTTAAGCCCTCCTGCTCAACAATCTGTTCGTTTATTAATACTTCCAGATGCTTTTGGGTTTACCGGACTGCCCAGTTTTATAGGTCCGGGAGGCGTAGAAGATATAGAAATAACAATGCCGGAAAGTTTAGAACCTTATTTAGACGGCACATTTGAAGATGAACTAGGCAGAGAGGCAGCTCCTCCGTTAAATATAGCCCCAGAAAAATTTTACTGGAAAATTACTACGGATGTAGCAGGTCAAAATATTGTTCCTCTAGGAAGTTTTTCTACACGAAGCGGAATTTTATCTGGACCAAAAAACGGTACAACTATAAATGTATCTCCTTCGTCAGGATGTCCGACTGGAACATACTATCTTCACTTACACCACTTTAATACAACTCCTCAATTTAACTCTTCTGGAACCGCTACTGCTTCTACTACTGGAGGCGCGAGTACTTTAATACAGACGTCTTCTTTCAATGTTCAAGAAGATCCTTATATTATAGTAAGACAGTCTCAACAGCAATCTATTGAAGATTCTCTAGTAGAGCTTTTTGAAGTAACTTTACCTAGTGGTACAGTTATATATTTACACAATGGATTAGACTATGACTCTGGAAGCGTAGGAGAGAATATTCATTTTCCAGATGAAACTGGTCAAGTTATGAATGAATATTTAGCTTTCCCAATAGAAGTAACAGGTATTGAGCATACTTCTGAAGGATCTGCAAATCGACCCACCTTAAAGATGGCAAACATTCCGGTCTTAGCAGGTTCTAGAGGTGCAAATTTAAACGGAGTAGATGATGAAGAAACATTGTATAATGTTCTTCAATCAGAAGGATTATTTACTGCTGATGATTTAACTACCTGTAAAATTGTATATAGAAGTACATTATTAAAACATACTTTTAAATCGGGAGACTCTCCGCAACTCGGAATAGAATTTCCAAAAGCAACGTATTTTATAGAAAGAGTATCCGGAGAAGACAATGTTTTTGTCACATTTGAACTTGTAAGTCCTGCAGATATGGAAGGTTTAGTTATCCCTGCACGTTTTGCTGTTGGAAAATATTGTGCTTGGGAGTATCAAGGTCTCTTACACGGACGAGGAGGCTGCCCTGTAAATAACAACTCTTTTTATATGTGGTTTGATGAAAATGATCGACTAATTACAACAGATCCTGCATCTAGTGGAATTGCAACATGGAGTAGTACAGCAACATTTGAAAGTAGAATTACTAATGGGACTGCGCAAGGAGATTTAGTAAAACGAGTGCATCCTATAGTCGGAGGGTGGCAATTTTTTGAATGTATTATTACAAACTCGGGCAGACAGCCCGAAAAGTACCCTACTTATTGGAAAAGATTAGATATATGCGGAAAAAAATTAAGTTCTTGTAAAGTAAGATTTCAAACTCGACGAAGTGCAATTACAGGGTTTGCTAGAGGATCGATAATTCCTGATGATGAAACGCACAGAAATTCTTCTGAGCCTTTGCCTTTTGGGGGCTTTCCAGGATCTAGAAAGTTTCGATGAGTAAAATTAAAGATCATTTTAAAAAATATGCTCCCAAAGAAGCCTGCGGAGTTTTTATAGATAATTTTAAATTTATTGAATGTAAAAACATTTCAGAGGATACTGATACTTTTTGTTTTTGCCCCGAAGAGTACTTCAATATTATAAGAACATATAAAATAGAAGGAATTGTTCATAGCCATATTAATGCCCCTAATACTCCTTCCAATTTGGATATAACTGGATGCAATGCAATGGCTATACCCTACTATATTTATTCTTACCCAGATATGAAATTAAATGTATTATTACCAAAGTTAACCGTAGGAGTTAAACAATGAGAAAAGTTATTTTTGAAGGAGAACTAGGAGAAAAATTTGGAAAAGAAACGTATATTGAAGCTTCTTCCTTTCAAGATGTAATCAAATGTTTTATGGCAAATTTTGAAGATTTTAAACAATATTTACTAGACTCTGAAAAAAGACAAATTCGTTTTATTTGTAAAATTAATAATGTAGCAGTAGGCGAGCACGAATTAACTTTGCGCTATGGAGAAGGAGATATGGTTATAACTCCTGTACCTATTGGCGCGATCTCTATTAAGAGTTTGTTCAAAGCAATCGTAGGAATAGTATTAGTTATAGTGGGTATAACGACTGGACAGTGGGGTTTAGCTTTACAAGGTGTTTCAATGGTTTTTTCTGGGATAGCAGAACTACTTGCCCCAGACCCTGGAGAAGATGAAGCAGCCGGGGAAGATTATCTCTACTCAGGTACAGCACAAATTATAGGAGAAAATGACCCAATTCCCATTTGTTATGGGAGAATGAGAGTCCCTGCAAAACCAATTAGTTTTGATATACGAGCAAGTAATGCAATAATTTCTCAAAATAGTACAAATTCCGATCATTTGTATGGAGCAAAAGGAGGAACCAGCAGACAAGCTAGTACTATGAAATTTACCGCAGCAATTGCATCAGCTACAGAATTGACTTTATAAGAGAAAAATATGGCGTCGTTACTACAAGAGATAATAACTCATCCCAGCAGAGGAGAAAATAGAACTCCTGCTGTGGGAACGTATATTGGTGGAGAGTACCAAAATGTTTCCTATACTGATCTAATAAGTGAAGGTCCTATATGGGGTCTTGTTGACGGCGCGAAATCTGTATATTTTGATGATAATCCCGCTGAAGATGGCAAATATGCTGGGTATAGACCAAAAAGAATAACTGCGTCAATTACTTTTGATGGTAGTAGTACTACGGGAACTTTAGATAATGACGTGACTTTACCTGAAGATATAGAATTAGGGCAGGGACGAGAACTAGTCACTATTTTACATAAAACTTTTTTTGTAGATATAACTTCTAAAAGTAAATCTAATTCTGGAATTACTTTTGGAGCCTGGTTTAATATTGACAGTGTTTCTGGCATTCACACCATTACTGGGGCTTGGACAAACACAATAGCTAATGACCAAGTAACTTTAGCTTTATTGTCTAATTCAACAATAGTTTTTGCGGTAGCTGATGGATCAACAGGTGAGTCTGGCGTAGCTTCAAGTACTGCATTATCTACTAATACATGGTATTATGTTGTGGGGACATGGAACATAAACAGGACTATTAACATATATATTAACGGACTTTTTAACACTACTGGAACCCAGACTGGAAATGGGTATAATTCATCTAGTACTGCAACTTTTAGAATTGGAGCCCAAGTAACGGGCCAAAGCAGGTATTTTAATGGGAAAGTAGCTCAGGTTCAGACATACAATCGAGTCCTTACAGACGCCGAAATTCTCCAAAACTACAACGCA